TCTGGTTCTGGAAGGGAGACCTCTAGCATACAGCCGGAGTTCCAGTCAAAGTAGATCAGTTCAGCGTTCATTTCATTCCCTTATTTTTGTTTTATAACGAAGTCGCTAAACTTATTTATATTATTTCGTCTTTACTTGCCTCCCTTGGCTTCTGCGGTTCTCATCTCGTCGAGTTGCTTAGTGGTCAACAACTTAAGCGCCGACATCGCCTTATCACTTGAGTACTGATAAGCGCGCATCACCAACGACACGTCATCATGTGTTGCGTCCTTCTTAGCCCACTTGGAGAACCTTCGACGCTTACTCACTCCATTCAGATAGAAAGCGTACTGCCACTCCTTGGGTACTGAGGCATGTTGATTAATCTCATTGGCGAACATCACAGTGTCAGGAAAGTAGCTTAGTCCTCTATTCACCATGAATGGTACATACTCAGAGATGTTCGCGGGGTCCTCCTTGAGGAGGTCTCGCTTGTTCTCGTTGATTGAGTTTAAGAAGTCGAAGAACGTCATGGCGTCAACTTGAGTAAGTCTTCAGTTGATGCCGCAAACTTCTTACCTGGAAACTTCTCAAGAAGCATGCTCTCGACGACGTCTTTGGTTGCACCGTGCGCAAGGTACATTGATGTTTCCTTGTTGTAGATGTATATCATAGAGTCTTTAAGCTCAATGTTGATTTGTATCTTATCGTCGTCGTTTGTTTGTTGGATCTTCTGATTAAGGTCTCCTAACATATTATTGAGTTTACGTATAGCCCATCGCTCGCGCATCACCCATCCTATGATGAAGCCTATTAACATTGTACAGAAGGTAATGAATAAGTCGTAGTCCATATTACTTAAACTTTACTTGAGCCATGATCTCTGTTAGGGCAGCCATGGTATTGATCTCGCGGTCAGCAACGAATGCCGCCTTGTACTGGTACTCCGCGAGGATCAATACCAGCTGGGGAATAGAACCTGGTTCCATCACGTCAACCGACTTATCGTAAAGCTTCCTGAATACTTCTGTCGATTCGATGTCGGAGTTCTTGCCTACCCATGTACGCACTTCATTGAACGCCTTAGCCTTAAGACTCTTGATCAGGGCTGCATAAGATTCCTCACCAACATTAACTAGTATGCCTGAATCAATCTTACCCGACACTGAGTAACGCTGTAGTTCGTTGAGTACTCGACGATAGTCGGGGAAGTGCTTGCTGATGAGTTCAGCTACAACCCTAGGATCATGCTCGATGCCTTCGGTCTTAAGGATCATCAAGGCACGTTTGAAGAACTGTGCTGCAATCTTAGGCTTCTCAGTGTTATCGATCTTAAACTCGACTACAGCACACCGAGAGTGCAGGGGTTCAATGATGCGGTTCTTGAAGTTACAGGTAAAGATGAATCGACAGTTGTTGCTGAACTCCTCGATGAAACCTCGCAGCGCAGGTTGGGTCGAACTGTGGTTGAGATAGTCTGCTTCATCAAGGATCACAACTTTCTTAGCATCAGTGAGTGACACCGACGACGCAAAGTTCTTGATCTTACCACGTAGAACATCGATGCCTGATTCCTCAGAGCCATTGATGAACAGGTATTCAGCTCCCACCTCGTTACACAGCGCCTTCGCCACTGTAGTCTTACCCACGCCTGCGCCACCCGCAAACAAGAAGTTAGGCAATTCGCCAGAGTCGATGAACTCCTTGAACGTAGCCTTCATTCCTGCCGGTAGCACACACTCGTCGATAGTGGTTGGGCGATACTTCTCGCACCATAAGTACTCGTTACTCATTCAATCTCCATGATATAGGTGTTGCTTCAAAACTCAGAGTCGGACTCCACTGCGACGTAGTAGGTGAGGTCACCGGATGTAGACCTGAAGCGCGAGATCTTTTTCTTTGAGATAGACACCGCATAGTCACCGGGTAGCATCTTTAGATTCTCTACCTTTAGGTTGACCTTGAAGGTTGCACTTGCGTCGCCAATAGCTACGTCATACGCGTTCGAGGTGTCGTTCTTCTTATCAGATACCACGACTCGAAGTGCGCTGCCGTCACCTGTGATTGATAGGTCGCTGGCCTTGAGCACCGACGCCGTGCGTAGGATCATGGCTAATTGAGCCGCTTCAAGTTTGAACTCCACGTCTGCTTCTGGGAACTTGATCGTAGCCGGTGCAGACTTCACGATGCCTGAGCCCGCTGCAAAGTACTTGATCTTACTTGAGCCACCATCAGAGACCAGCGCATACTTCTCCGAGAAGTCAAGTTGTGTTGTGGGAAAGAGTGCGACTACGTTGAGGAACTCATTTAGATCATAGATGCCAAAGTTCATTGGGAAGTCTTCGACGATGCTTGACTCAGCCATCACATTCTTGCCCTCTGAGATGGTAGCTAGTCGACCACCAGGTTGAAGCATCAAGCTGCCATTGATGCCAGCAAAGTTCTTGATAAGGGTGAGTGTTTCTTTAGTTAGGATCATTGTCTTCCTTAGAGTATTTTACGTCGTGTTCATAGAGAAACGCCGCATTGGCGAGCGCGTGTGCTAGGTGATGGATACCGCTGTCGGGATCTAGCTTCTCTCCCATCTTCCACGCCCAAACGTGTCGCTGCAGCGCGTCGAAGTATCGCTCGAGGGAGTCTGGTACGCGCTTCCAATTACCGGCGTCATACTTCTCCGCACCGTGTGTGAGTACCCTGGCCATCTCTTGGAGTGCCAATGGCGGAAGCAAGCCGTAGCGTGGCTTGCCCTGATCGAACTTCCGTCCTTGAACCTGACCGAAGAACTTGAGATCTTTTATATCTGACATAATAGTAGAGGAGTAGTCGTGATCTATTATAACCACGACTACTCAACTAGTACAACTTAGGCGAAGAGGCCGGCGCTGTGTGCCAACTTGATCATGTTGCGAGTAGGCGCGCCGATCGCGTAGCGGGTAGTCTTTGTACCATTACCCAATGTGACTGGATTTGCATAGACACATACGCCAGCTGAGCGCAGTGAATGGATCGCACCGTGGGCGTTCTTTAACCCAAACATACCCGTGATCTGACGTGGTGTGGCGCCTGACCCTGAACGTAGGAACTTCTCTAGTCGATTTAGTTTTGTCATATTGACTCTTTCATTATAAGACCATCGGGAATAAAACACAGCAGGCGATGGCTTAACCAACTGTGAGTACGATTATACACCAGAAAAGTTCCTATGTACAATCTTATTTCAGACCACCTCCACGCCGAAGTCGGCGAGGTCCTTGAAGAACTCACGGTCCTCTTCACTGGTGTCTGCTACTACAGACTTAGTTACCTGCTTCTTTGCGACTGGAACGACGACCTCCATGTTGGCACCAGGACGAGGGAAGCGATACAGGCCTCGACCGACCTGCAGTTCCTTGGTCTTGACGAGCCAGCTTGGGAAACCAATCTTAGTGCCGCTGGTCGCCCGAGCTGCGTGAAGCTCAAAGAAAATAGCTTCGACTTCCTTACGGTTGATCGTGTCAACCTGAAGGAGTGACGGTCGCTGTGCGATGTAGGCGTCGATGCAGCGTTTCTGGACTTGGGTGAGTGTGTTGTAGTTCATATGTTTTCCTTAGATGGTATCTTCATTGTCGATGGGAGCGGCTTCGATCGGAGTGTCATCGTCAACCTTGTCGAACAAGTCGGCAAAGGCGACGCGAGTAACTTCGTCGAACCGGTTGATGCAGAGCTCTACGGCTTTCTTCTTGTCCTTGAAGATCGAGAAGGCTCGTACGATGTGAACCAACCGCCGAGTCGTGATGGTCTCGTCCACACCGCCATCAGCGAAGGTACGACGGATGGCGTCGGCCCACTTGACCAAGGTGTCGCAGAAGACCTCGTCGATGCAACCATAGGAGGTCATCAGGTTCATGACGATCTTCTTCTCAGCCGATGGTGAGGGGTACTCTTGGTTGAAGGTTACCGCGAACCGCTCAAGGAAGGCCTCGTTCAAGATATTGGTGCCGATGTAGCGACCATCATCTGAACCCTTGCCTTTGGTGTTCGCCGTAGCAAAGACTGTGAAGCCAGGCGCGGGATAGATCATCTCGTTCTTGAGCTTGAAGTAGTAGGG